CAATATGGCAGATCGATCACAGCGGCCGCGGCAGCTGCAGCAGAGCTTGATCACTATCTTTACACAGGGCCGCTTGATGGCATCACCAGGCCCTTCTGTAAGGTGCTTGTAAATAAGGTGGTAACCAGCTCACAAATGAGAGAGCTAAGAAACGGCCAGGGCTTAGCGGTCATAACTAGCGGTGGGGGTTATAACTGCCGCCACAGCTGGAGCCCGGTAACAGATTCATTTGTTGAAGCGGCTGACCTTGAAAGGGCAACGGCCTCTGATATTAGACGCGCCAACGCTCGCGGGAGATGATGATGAGAAAAGCAACGACTGGCCAAGATATCAAGTTTGTGTGGCATCCTCGCACACCATACAGCGGTAACCCAACGTTGACGGTGGGGTTCTCCACTCCCTTTAGTAGCGTGCTCTCTCAGCTTCGCTCAGATGTGAGCGTCTCAAGTGTGGCTACTGACAGAAGGACATTAACCTTATCAGCGCCGGTAGTGACTCAGCTTGAACGCGATGAGGTGAAGGCTTTCTTGCTCACCACTAGAGACACATGGTTCTCAGTTAAGGTCACTCGTTTAGGTGGCTCAACTGCTGTGCTCGCTGAGCCTCTGCCAAGAGAGTTGGACTTAACCACAGTGGCCACTCTTAATTTCTCAGCCTCATCAGTGACCATTGGTTCAGCCTATGCGACAACCGGCCTTTATCCCTACACGATAAGCTATACCAGTGAAGCCGGCGTGATTGATGCTGAGAGTGGAGTGCTGAAGGTTACACCTAGGCCGTTTGATACAGGACTCGATCATGAGCAACTCACTGACCGTTTTCCTCAATTGGCTGATATGGTGCCACGCCGTCAGAGTGATCTCTTGCCACAGATTGACGCGGCCTTACATGAGATCATCCTAGCGATTAGAGATCATGTGATTGCAGATAACTGCACTGAAGACGAGGTCTTTAATCAGGGCTCATTCTTGAGCGCTCATGCTTATTGCTCAGCGGCTCTAGTCTACGAATCAGTTCTTCAACTCGACGTGGCTAGCGCCATGAGAGAGAGGTGTGAGGAGCTCCTCAAGTCTGCTCTTAGATCGCTAGTGTTAGACCTAGATGGTGATGGTGTGATTGATGAGGGAGAGGTTGACCTAAGAAGATCAGGAGGCAGCGCCACAGACTTTAGGGCAAGCTGGCGATCATTTAACAAGAGCGCTTATGATGCTCGCTTCACTCCCAAGAGAGGAATGAGGCACTAATGCCAGCGCGCGTTAATCTTAGTCTACCGTCTAGCCTGTGGACTGCTCGCGACTCAATGAGGCTGGCTAGCAATACCTTGGCCTCAATCAAGATCCGAACGAGTAAAGGCATTGACGCCAATGGCCGTCCATTCAAGGGGTACTCCACTGAGCCGCTATATGTCTCTAAGAGAGGCGCAAGGCTAAAGCCCAAAGGAGGACGCAAGACCAAGACGGGCCTTAGTGTTTTCTATGAGGGAGGTTATAAGCAATACAAGCACGACTCTAGAAGACGCGGCCGGCGATCAGGCACGGCTGAAGTTGATTTGGTTCTATCGGGTAACATGATGAACAATCTAGTTGTGCTCAGCGCGACCAAGAAGGGCTTTGTGATTGGGCTCACTCAGCACGCTCAATATGGGTTTTATGTAAATGATGATCGTGAGTTCATTGGCCTGAGTCCACGTGATGTTGAGGTCTTAGTGGCTGCCGTTCAGGCTGAGCTGGTGAGCAAGATCAACAGGAGGAGGACGCGATGAGTCAAGGGATAGCTTCGGCGCTGACCCACCTTGAAACCATGATTATGGAGGTGAGCCCAAAGAGAGATGTACATCAAGGATTCGTTGCATTGTCTAGAGCTGATGGCGCTACCTCGCCACTCAGTCAACGGGCTCACTCAAACCGATTCTTCACTCTTGAGATTGAGGGCTTCACAGAGGATGATGGGGCCGCCGGTCTCAGCGGTCGCCGTAGGGCCGTTATCAATTTGAATGTTCGGTATGATATCCCAAGGGATCCGCTATATCTTCAGCGTATGATTGCAGAAGACGCCGACTCTTTATTGGTTCGCCTCAAAGGGCCGGAGTATGACCTCATCAATACGGGGATTGTGTCAGTCATTCCAGAGGCGCCATCACTGACAGATGTTGATCCAACCATAGAGTCAGGCTCTGTCATCCTGACCTTACCATTCACTCTTCTTTACTTGGAGGCTTAACCATGACGGTTACTCATAGATCAATAGGCGTGGCTGTTGAAAGCTCATTTGGCAGCTTGTCAGCGAGCACAGGACTACCCGACAATTCAGGGTTAACTTACATCTCAATACCCTGTGAGCGAGATCCAATCGTGATCCCTGGTGAGCCTGTGGCGAGCGAAAGAAATGATGCTAGAGATGGCGCCTACTTCGTACCACCTGAGCCAGACACAGTTTGGTCAAGTGGAAGCAGGGTAAGAAGAAGAACCGGTCAAGTTGTTGTTCGGGTTGACCTCACAACCGTTGGATCGAGCGCCGACACTTACGCCTCTAACTATCTTGGTCACCTGCTTGGCGCCGGCCTAAAGAATCAGCTCCCTTCAATCGTTGACGGAGACGCGGCCGCAGGGATTACCAACGTCAACACCTTCGCGCCCACAACGCCTTACGCTGTCGGTGATGTGGGTTGCTTGATTGGCGCTGACCTCAATGGGCGTGCTGAATACTCAGCCATTACTGATAATGATGTAACGGGGAATGTGACAGTAAGCCCGGCCTTCAGCTCAGGCTTTACCGGAACCCCAACGCTTTACTCATTGGCCACTTGGTTTGTACCAAGCCGGAATGAGAGCGGCACCAAGGAACACTCTCTGAGCTTTCGGATTGATGGCGTTAATTATCGTTCATATGCTTATGGCTGTGTTCTTGAGAGCCTGGCAATCTCGCTTGATAACGGTCGGTTGATGGGTGAGTTCACTTATCAATCAGCGCTTATTCAGGATGACCACAGCAGCGCTAGTGGCCCGATTGAGCCTGTGTATAATGCAGGCTCACCACCATTCTTTAGAGGCTCTTATGTGGTGATTAGTGATGGCTCACCTGCCAGCCTTGCCAATGGAACGGTGGGAGAAACACAAGGCCGGATTGCGCTTGACTGTGAAGACTTCAGCTTGACGCTTACCAATACACTCACGCCTCTTGGTCACAGCAATTCCATTCTCGCAATGAGCGGCATGGATATTAGCGATGTAAGCGTTGAGCTAAGCCTGACTCTTAGCTCAGTCAACACCACAGTGGCAGACGATTATTTTAATCGCACTGTTCGACAAGTCATTGTAGGCACTGGCCCAATTGGAGATGGGAAGGGTTGCGCTCTTATGATTCCCGCTGCTCAACTCACCAATGATCCAAGCGCTTATGATGTGAGCGGGAATGACATTGTGAGACAGACCTTGACCTATCAGCAATCTCGATATGCGGGAGATTTTACCACGGCATCATATGAGAGTGGCGCCGGCAATAGCCCATTCAGATTAGGGCTAGGAGTCTAATATGGCCATCAGGTTTCTCACCAACTCTGAAGACACCATTGAGGTTGTTGTTACGTGTGACTCTGAGGTGATTGCTAGTGAAGAACAGCGAGCCAAATATTTAGAGCTTGCAGACCTTGACGCGCTTGAGTCCATTGGCAGAGGAGCCACAATATTCAAGCTCAAAGCTCTCTCTCCTAGCGAGCGTGAAGAGGCAGAGATTAGGGCCGGCGCTCTCCAACGCTCTGAGCTTGGGAGGATGCTTTGGGGTGAAGCTCCAAGTGACTCTGTTGAGCGTGCTCGATGGCATCACGAACTATCCAATGATGAGCGTGAAGCAATGGCTCAATATAACGCTTATCTTTCGAGAGTCTATACTGAGATGATCAGAGCAAGCTTGGTGTCTATAGATGGCGAGTCAGCGAGCGTTGAGCAGCTCGACAGCATCAGGCCAGACTCTCAGCGCCTTCAGGTCATCTCAGAGTTAGTGCTCCACATTCAGAGAATCAGCCTCTTAGGCATCGAGGGAAAATAGGCCTGGCGGCTTCTGTCTGGCTCAGCCATTCAAGAGGCCGCGCTTGGAGCTGTGACCAATGCAGAGCAAGACCCTCTCTTAGAACTCTTCGTGGTTCTTGTGGTGGAGCATTCAAGCCGGGCTTGCCATTGAGCCAAGAGGATGAGGCCGGCCTTTATGTTGATGGGTTTAGGGTTTGTCCTGATAGCGGTGAAGAGTTCGCCGAGCTGAAGATTAGATCTTGTCCAGTGGCGAGCGCCAATAAGATGGCGGCTGTTATCGTCTCTTATCGTCGACATCGCTCTGGTATCTACCCCATTGAGAAGGCGTACCCTCAACCCACCTGTGCTATCATTGAGGCGATGGAGACGCTACACCACAACACTGAGGCCGCGCAAATTAGAGCGCAAGAGAGAGCCAGTCAGGAGATGAACCATGTCGCAAAATGAGATTGATATTGAGGTTAACGTTGACGCCAACAAAGCGCTCAAGAACATGGAGAAGCTTGAGGCCGCCGGCGAGGCAGTAGGAGAAAGCTTTAACTCTTTGGGTGGTGCTGTTGCTGGTATGGGTGGAGTGATCAATGAGAATCTAGGCGCTCTTGGTGAAAGTATGGGGGGATTGACCGAGGCGTTGGTCGGAGTGGGTCAAGCCGCCAGGGGTTCGGGTATATCATTCACAGCGCTAGCCGGCCCCATTGGAATGATTGCGGTTGCATTGGTCGAAGCCTATCAGGCTTACCGTGATTTTATTGGAGTGAATCGCGACGCTGAGATTAATACCAAAGCTTATGAGATCGCCACTGGAGAGCTTACCATTGCAATAGAGGAGCTGGCTACAGCTCAAGTTAAACTCAATAAAGCTCAAATCCAAGAGCTCATGACCTTAAGCATGAGTGCCAAGATTCCGATTGAACGCGCTCAAATGCTGAGAGAGGACAACGCTGAGAGAGTCCGGCGACTAGATGTAATTGACAAAGAAATTGCTCAGATACACAGGCAGAACCGCGCAATGCTCGCGATAGAGAGAGCGCAACGAAATGCCTTTAGTTCAGGCTTAATAGACAGGCAACTCAATGAGTTAATTAAAGAGAGGATAGAGCTTAAGGAAGAGCTGAACCGCAAAGAGATGGAGTCTATTGACTTAATGATTGAAGGCTCTGAGCTCTTTGCCAAGTTTGAGGCGCGCAAGCTTGAGCTAGAAAAACAGAGTGCTGAGTTTAAAGAGGAGGTTGCCAAGAAGGAGCAAGCGCTTCTAGATGATGCCGCTGTTAAGAATCTCAGCAGAACGAAGCATACACTGCAAACTCAAACCTCACTTGCTATGATGGAGACCGAGAAGCGGATTCGAGAAATCAACGCAATTGAGGATATTAGTGACGAGGTTAGAGCCAAGGCTATTATAGCTGAGCAAAAAGCGCTTTTAGCGCGTCTAGATGAGTTGAGGATAGCAGACGCTCAAAAACGGGTTGCTCAACGGAAGCAGGCCCAAGCCATGAGGATGGCGGCAGCCATGAGGCGTCTGGCTTTAGAGCGAAAGACTCAAAGTGAGCTTGACAGAATCAGACGCGCTGAGATTGAACAGCTAAGACTGCAAGGGGCTACTGAGCTTGAGGTTTTGGATATGCACCAAGAGCTTGCTCTCAAAGCTGTGCAGAAGAATGAGCGCCTTAAGACTGCCGTAACGCTGGAGTTCGAAAACAAGCGGACTAGGATCATGCAGGAGCAAGAGCGCAAGCGAGCAGAGGAGGCTAAGCGAGCGGCAGAGAAGGAGCGCCAAGAGGCAGAGCGCCGGCGAGCCTTTGAGTTTAACTCAGCAGAGTTTGACGCTCAGAGAATAAAGGATGGGCTTGAGAGGGAGTTGGCCTTACTGAACCTCAAGTACCGTAAAGAGTTGGAGATGGAAGAGCGCTCTCAATCTGAGATTACTGAGCTCAGGAGAAGGCACGCCATAGAACGAAATGAAATCACTGAGGCGAGCACCAAGGCACAGATTGAAGCCGCGGCTCAACTCACATCAGTCATTAGTCAAGGCCTAGCAGATAGCGCCTATAACGCCTTGGTCTTTGGTGAGAGCTTCACTGAGAGCATTGGTAAGATGCTGATTGGGCTTGGTCAACAGGCCGCTGTAGAATCACTTATGGAGCTCGCCAGAGGAACGGCGGCCTTGTTCCTAAATCCAGCGCTCGCGGCTAATCACTTCACGGCGGCCGGCCTCTACGCTGGAGCAGCTGCAACAGCTGGCGTTGCAGGCTCAGCGCTTAGCGGTGGCGGTGGCTCAGTGAGTGCGCCGAGTGCCTCAGCCTCTCCATCAGGCTCACCACAATCAGCACCCAAACCAGAGAGAGAGAGGGCTGAATCTCAAGCCCTAGTCTTCAACATCAACTTTGGCAATAGTACAATCTACGACACCAAGCGAGCCGCTCAAGATGCAATGGCCTCAGAGATCATGAGGACAATGCAACGGCAGAGACGTGGCGCGCCTCGATTTATGGGAGTGTGACAGATGCCTCTTAATAACCCGGCTCCAAACTTTGGCCTCTTGACTGCCTATGATCTCAGACCTCAGGACAGTGTAAAGATCTTTACTCGCGGATCCAATGCCGTTCACCTTCCTTCCTTCTCAACGGGTGAAGGTGTCTATGAGGACGCGCTCTTTCTCCTAAATGGAAGGGCGAGCCACACGAACAACACAGCTACGGATCAGCTTCAAGCGCTCTCTAATTTTGGTAGTTCATGGACGGTGAGCATTAGCTCTAGTGACAAGGTGACCATTACCTCAGATGCTCAATTCAAGCTTCTGCTCACTGGCTCAGATGACCCGTTTGGTTTTGGATCAAGCACAATCCCGTCAGTAGCGTCCGGCTCTGATTGGGTTGTTGAAGCTTCGGGAGATTGGGCTAGAGGATTACTCGACCTCACCAACGTTTCTTATCAAGTCATAGAGACCGGTGGTAGCCTGACCTTCAATTGGCCGGCAGTGCGGAAGTTGAAGATTCAAGACGTGCCCACCTTCATTAGAGACAGATCGACAGTTGCAGACGCTGACGCTTTTGGCCTGAGCTCTATTGAGGAGCTCGACCAAACAGCAGCCTCTAACCCTGGCATCACATGGGCGCTAACAGATGAAGGCTACGTTCAAACTTATTACCTCACATCTCTAGGGGATATCGTGTGGAATGATGATGAGGTGAGAAGCCTGTTAGGGTTTGAGGGCGATGAGGCGCCGGTCACTTCCGGCGTCTACTCTCAACTTACCTCCACTCATAAAGCGGCCGGCGTCCTGATTCCTAGCCGGCCTTATCAAGACCATCATTTGAGAGTCACTAACCTTAGTCAAGCACGCCGGCTGATTGGGGGTGGGTACGCCTCCAACTTCGTAGGCTCTTATGTCTCTTCGGCGTTGCTCTTTGTTCTGGATGCTCTGCTTGATGAGGTCAGTGACTATCGGCATTTCTCAAATCGTTGGTTGCCTCTGTGCTCGCAAGGTGAGCGCGTTAGCTTCTATCAGGCGTGGGGAGACTCAAGGCGAGCGCTTAGAAATGCTCAGGTCACATCTGCTCAACCCGCTTATGATTCGCTTTACACCTCAGAGGATGACGGGGAGTATGGAAGGATTAGAGGATCAATGTTGAGTAGTGAGTTTGATCTGGCATACCCTGGCCGGCTCAAAAGGCGAGTGCCCGTCCAGATAGAGATTGAGCATCTATGAGTAATTCATTCACGTCACCGCCGGTCTTGGTTGACCCTGCACGAGTCACAGCAGGCTTAACCATCAGGTCAGAGGAAGCATCACGACTAGGAGATATGGGTAACTATTCCTTTGCTCAGGTGGGCTGTGGCAATGTGATCAGCCAGGCATGGGATGATCAAGTTTGGCCATTCAGCGTCAACTCTATGACTGATGTTTGTGAGTGGGTGGTGCCTCATCCATCTGAGGAGCACGTCACTTTTAATTTTGTCTTGATGGCTCACTCCACTCAGCCGGGCAGCTCCGCCAAGGTTACTGTTGAGTTCCCATTGAGCGGCAACACATATTTCTCAACATCAACAATCTCAGACACGGCCCGATTTGGAGGCGCCTTTGAGCTGATCACTGTGAGCATCAGCGCGGTTGAGGATGAGACGATTGCTCAGGTGAGACTATCCCTTGAGGCTGGCTCAGGTGCTGTGGTGTATGTGGCAGGAGTGCAGGCATCTTGGGCCGCTCTCTCTTCGCCTCTGGCGGCCAGAGCTCTTGATCAATATGGAGAAGCATTTATTCCTTCCGGCAGCTTGCGCCTAGGCGCTGACCTGCCATTGACCTCTCGCTTTGGTGTCGATCAGATTAACAATATTGCGATGTTGAGAAAGCGCAAGCGAACCCTGTTAAGCTGGTCTGGTGCAAGCACAAGCGATACCTACACGCTATCAGGAACCTCTCATAGAGCAGCGCAAGGGCTAGGCTCTTTTGATCCTCAGTTGCTGTATTCTGAAACAGCGCTCTTTGCAGGTATGCCAGAGACTGGACTAGATGTAGACGTATACATCAAAGCCGCTAACGTTGGTGGTACTGCTCTTGATGTTGAGATCTTTGGTTATAGATTTAGCGTCTCCTCAAACGGCTGGAGCTCCTACGGGGTAGACTTGCGACAACCTGAGCTAGCCAGAGGCGTTGAGTTTAGATTGCCTATGTATCGAGTTGGGCTAGAGCCCACTCAGCTCAACGCTGATAACCTGCTTTCAGACACCAACCGAATTTCAACA